CGCTCGGATACGGGGGAGGGCGCCGTGCCTCCTCTTTGTCCTGCCCGTTTATGGCCCTAAAAAGGGCCGGTTTGTTGAGGCTACATCGTTAGCTCTCGAATGCCAGTGGCCGCCATGTTAACGCCCTTTCCTATCCGCCCGTACGGGCCAGGTGCAAATGAAGCAACTCCAGAAATACCTTGAATGATAGCTAGTACCCGCTGCCAGAAACTCTCGTTGTCGTAATATGAAACGGCGGTAGGCAACTGTTGGATTATCTTCCTATACAATTCCATAGCTAGCTTGTCGCTGGGTGATACCGTCATGTATTCGTATATTGCGTTGCCAGCCATGACCTGGTATTCTACACATGCCCATGTTTTCAAAATCATTGAATCAGAAATATTAGTTCCAATACCTGAAATTTTGATCAAGACACTTTCGAAATTTGGGTCAATGCCGGCGTATCCGAGACCAGCGTTAGCAGCGAGGACGCCTGAACCAGTTATCTGGCCAAGGGTGGCACCCATGTTCTCCTGCACGTTGCTGAAATCGAATTTCGCTCCGTTGTTATAAGCACAGGCGTACACGCCCAAGTTGAAAGGGGCCGTATATTGCAACGCGTTAGTGGCCGTGGCAGCATTCAATCCCTGCACCAGAAAAGTACCAGCAGTGGTGTTGCTTGGTGCTATGGTGACGGGAATTTTCCATGATTGAATGTTTCCTGTCCACTGCATGGCATTGGTTGTGGGAATAAGCTCAATGTGGTTACTGACGAATCTAAACTTGTCAACGACATCTGCAACAGTGGTGGGCAACGTGCCAAACAACGACGAATAATCGGCGTAGCGGACGGGTGTCCATACGGTGGCAGCGACGGGTGCAACGCCTGTGACGGTAGTTGCTGAAAAATAAGCTACACCCGGTATGGGTGCTAACCAGTAGTAATAGTCCGTAGATGCAGCCAGCACGACTGAGTCAATCAGCTTGTGTTTCTTGACAAGCGAATTGCCTTGGAAATCGTCTGGTAACCCGTGAACCTGGGTAGTGTTGAAGTCCGGTGGGGCGAAAGCGCACTTCAAGAACTCAAGACCAGGGCCTGAAACTCCTGACAGCAGTGACTTCTTGAGGGGCGAGCGCCTTTTTCGACTCTGCATGGGATATTGACTGGTTGCGCCAGCAGTGAAAACTCCTACTCTACCGGTGGAATATGGTCGTGACGAATTTGCCGGCTTGCGCGGCTGCGTCAGCTTCTTCTTCGAGGGCTTGGGCGCTGGGGCGTTCACACGCTGCAGCTTGGGTGGCAAAAATGGATTGCGCATAAGGGTTTGGTTTTGATACTTTAACGTCGTAAAAGACATTTACAGCACGTAACCATCGGGGTTGGCAAGCCCCGACACCCTTAGGCAACGACGGTGAGCACTCTTTCTACATCATTAATTTTGAGGAATGAGCCTGATGGTGGACCCACTACTGTAGTGTAACATTTGAGCAAAATTAGCCACTAACTAACTAACTTTGATGGCTCGGGTTGGGGTGAGGTCGCACACTCATGCTTCTTAAGCCCGTGCCCCGGATACATTTGTATCATTTTTGTTTCTGAGCTTTCGCCCATGCTTGTGCAGACGCCACATCGGTCTTCGCAACGGAATGCATTATGCGGTCTATGGCCATCCTAACCAAAGTGTTGGTCAATGAAGTGTCGGGTTCGCCGCTCAGCATACCCCCTTGTTGGGTGTACACCAACGACATGACTCCGGTGTCAGTGTTCATCCGGGTCTTCGAGACGTACTGTATATTGGCCAAAATGTCTTTGGTACTCTGAGGGTAATAGCGCCATGCTAAGTCAACTGCTCGTCTAGTTGCCATGGTGTGGTTCTTGTCAAACGCGCTTGCGTCAGTGCCATCACAATAAATAGCCTGGGAAAACAAAGAGTTGATAAGGTTTCCCATGGTGACTGGGTCGCACCCTTTCATCCACACAGTTTCCGTTTTGTGGATGCACCCAGGCAAAGTCTTGTACACGCCAGGCTCGAAACATCGGCCCAGTATTTTGGCAACCAATTGCGTTATTGGGCCGCGTAAGACGGCAACATGATCGGACACGCAAGTTACGCCGCGGCTACGAGGGCCCTTTTCAGAGTCAGGCTCGTACACGGGCAGGAACTCATTCATGGGTGAGGCGCTACTGCACTCCATTTGTATTTTGCAAAAAGTCTTGGCTTCATTGAATTTGATCGACTCGCCGTTCTGAATTTCCTCAAACGCTTTGCGAAGCTGGACCTTCCTTGCTTCAGTTGCAAACCCTGGGCGGTTCAACCACCACTCAAACTGTTGGCGAGGCTCCCATTTGAGCTCTTCAGCTGCGTCGAGAACCAACAACAAAGGAACACTCTGCTCCAGCAGGTGTTTTATCCAAGCCTTTTCCAATTTACGTGGAACGTGTGGTGATGGCTTGGCGCGCCGGTGCACTGCTCCGAGCACTGTGTTGCGCATACATCCTGACAATACGCATGGGTTTGCGAAGCAAGAGGACACTAGCCATTGTGCGCCTGGGGCGGTGTGCGTCCTGGAATTGCACGGGTACTTGGCAACATCCTCGAAAGTTCCGAATTCAGGTTGGCGCTTGCGCAACGGTATCTCTTCTTTCTTGGTCAGCCAAACGTTCTGCCCGCAGTACTGGTCTGGTTGTTTCTCCAACTTGTACTTCATGATGGCCGGCACGGAGTATATCAATTTGGTACCAACTTTGACCTGCATCTGGAAGGTGGGGTCGCGCTTAGCTGGGTCTGGAAATGGATAATTCGGGGCACAAACTCGGCACGCATCTAGTTGCTCTCTCGTGACTTTAGCGTACCTACCAGTGGACGGGAACACCCATTGATAGTTCCAAGCCAAATGGGCAAACAGGCCAATCGTGCTGCCTGCGTACCAGACAACGACTGCCTGTATCACGTGCGCCACCAGCGGGAACAAGTTTCCACCCATGAGTGCCATCTCGATTAACCCGATCAAGATGTTGAC